ACTAATGTGAGACCATAGGATATAAGAATAAAGTATAATAGTTCCATTACTCCCTGTAGCCGTAGGCAAAGTTCATCCCATACGGACTTCTAATATACATTGGACGTAAAACGCCCTTCTTTTCAGCGTGTCGACTTGGATCAAAATCAGTTGATTCCTGATCTGTAGGTTCGGTCATCCTATCTTCTTGCATCTCTTCAAATTTCTCTAAGTACTCGAAATAGGGTTTTTCAGACTCAACCCACCTAGCAACACCAAGAAGAACAAATTTAGAAGAAGAATTGTTTTCAGATGGAACAATCTTTGCCTCCATAGAACCAAAAACATTTCCGCCCTGCACGCTGTCTCTAGTAACAACACCCCTTTTCATAAGAAAGTCAAACATCTTTGTTTGTGTTTGATATGTTTCTTCTGTCAGAGAATCTTTTGGAAAAGCAACAACTTTCATTTTTTTAGGCATGATGACGACATCAACATCTGGATGATCACGAACAACCAAATCACCATCTAAAGTTTTTCTAGCGTTCAGTTCTAAAGTAATTTTTTTCTCAGGCTCTCCTTCTTTAGGAGTATCAATATAAATTTTGATGCCCCTTTCATCCTCTGGCCCTATTCTAACGTTGATAGCCATTAGCTTTGAATCTCCTTAGCTAGATTTTGAATTTTCAAAACCTTTTTTATCATGCCCTCGTTTATTGGATTATTCTTAAATTCATCAATTGTTTTCAAAACTTGACTGGTTGCCTCGATCATTCTAGGATCGCCTTTTACATCCTCCAAATCTAAAGAGGAATTGATAACGTCCTTCAATCTTCCAATTTCTTCATTCAGATATATGGACAGACCCAAACTATCATCTGAAAAAGAAACGATATAGTGGTTCAATAGTTGTTTCTGCTCCTCTAGCAAGTCATTATATTGGTTGTTATATTTCTTAATAAAAGTTTTATAAGCCAAATTTGTGATTGGCTTCATTTCTTGTTTTTCCTCTGTTGAAGAAGTTATTTTCTCAATAATATTATTTTCTAAAAGAACCCTCTCTTTAACACTCACATCTTCATCAAATAGTTGAGAAATAGTTGCTAAATCTTTATAGTTTGGAACAAAATTAGAATACACAGATTTTGATAAAGCCTTGTTTATTTTTGATATAATGGCGTTCTTCTCCTCAAAAAGCTTTTGTCTATCAATCTTCTCATGCTCCATTTTGAGATAATTTACAAATTTCTCAGCATATTCTTTTTCAAAACCACTGGAGGAGGCAACATCCTTATAAAACTGCAATTCTTTATACAAAAGTGTGCCCTTGCTGAAGTGTTCTTTTAGAATAGATAAGATCTTATTCTTTCTTTCTGCATCTTTTCTGACAACACTTTTGGTTAGTTCTCTAACCAACACTTCATATAAAAATGCTGTATTACGTTTTTTATTGTGTCTTTTCGCCATCGTTTATCCTCTCCAATTCCATAATCAAGTCCCTAACTTGTGTAGTAGATTCGTTAAGGAGTGCTTCTTCATCATCATAATTAGATTCTTGTTGTTCTTCCAGCCCTAACAAAGATGTGGCTTTCCAAACATTTCTTTTTGTTGAGCGGGCTGTCTCATCAGACCATGAACCTTTTGTGCTCCGATGTTGCGCGCCGATGCCTCTTTTGTCACTTGCAACTGGGTGATATACTTTTCCATTCGAACCCTTGGTTACATACCCGTCATCGCGATTACCAGGCGCAGCCAATAGGACATCATCTTCTCCACCACCAACTTCTTCAGGCGGCTCTTCTTCGCCTCCAAGGTCTAATGGCTCATCTTCTCCTCCGAGATCGAGCGGTTCATCTTCACCTCCAAGGTCAAGCTCGCCAGGCGCTCCAGCCCCAAGACCTGCGTCCATTTCTTCGTCTTCAGTTCCAGCAGCTTCAAGAGCAGCTGCAAACTTACGATCGTAGAACTGCTCTCTTTGATTTCGCAAGAACTCTTCTTCAGACATACTGAATAGGTGTTCTGCAACCCAACGCTTACTAAAGAACCCTTCAGTAGCCGAGCCAGCAGTATCGAACTTATTCTTCCAGTGCTCCAATTCTTGCATCTCTGCAATCTTTGAAGGATTATTTAGTTTAAGCTTGAATGATACCAAATCGCTTGTTCTATATCCTAGTGCGTACAAGTGAACGATACCAATCTTTTCCAACTCAGACACAACGGCTCTTTGCAATCTCTGAATAGTTCTTGCAAAACGAATATCTTTTTGAGCTAACGTTGTCTTGTCTTCTTCTGAACCTTCTCCTCTGAACAAATATGATTGAGGAACTTTAAGAGCAGCAAACAATTTATCTTTAAGATATTTGACATCATCAATATCCCCAGTATAAGAACCACCAGCTAAACTTTCAACTCGTGTACTTGTGCCTGCTCTAACTGGAATAAAATAATCTTCCTCAACAGAAAGTGGGTTATATCGTAGATCAACACGACCAGTGTTAGCATCCACAAGTTGATTTCTTTTCATAGAAGAAATTGTCTTCTGCATAAACTGTTCGATATCTTGAGGAGGAATATTTCCTGTGTCAACATAGAAAACGCGGCGTTCAGGAGAGCGGACGATACGATAAGCCATCATTGCATCTTCAAGTAAAGTCAATTGTCTGAAAATACGTCGTGCTGGCTCTAAGACCGATGTTCCATATGGAGCATACTTGTCGTTACCTAAGATACGAAAGTGGGCAATCTGCCAGTTTTCGAAAGTCATGCCAGCAGAGTTCCACTGATATTGGACATAGTTTGGATTAGTTTTGTCATCCCCCTCTATTCTTTCAACTTGGTCGTATGGCAAAGCAATGATATTTTTGATTCCATATTCCTCTTGTATATCCATATAGCAAAACATATCACCATACTTACACATTGTACGACACCAACCAAAGAGATTGAATTCAATATTCATAATATTGTGATACAGGGTATGTAGAACAGCCTTTATCTCTTCGTTTGGGCACATAATCTTCAGAAGTGGTTGTAGATCTGAAGATGTTGTCATTTCGTCTGCGTAAATATCCAAAGCAGAAGCAATGATGGGTTCGTACTCCATTTGATCGAAATCAGCATATCGCTCAACACGATTCTGAGTTGCAATCATGTTTGTTTGTAGATTCTCAAATGGGTTATGACTGGTTCTCTTGAAAGATTGTCCACTAAGAGATTTGAAAGTATTAGCGAACTTATCTAACTGATGCCTTCTATATTTTCTAATCGTCTGTGTGCGATAATCGACAATTGGCCCAGAAAATAATCTGGTCAACCTTTTAAATAATCTTGAGTCGGGGTTCTTGGGATTGTTTGTAATGGCCATTTTTTATCCTTTATATATCCATGAAAATTGTTCTAGTTCTTTCTTTTTTTCTCTATTATTGTGTGGCACATACCCTTTCATCCCAGGGATGGCTGTATTCATAACATAATCAACTTTTTTCATTGTATTCATAAACGCTTTTGTGTATTCTACTTCCTTCTTGTTGACAACCATCGCGGTGTCTCTAACCCAGCAAGCAATAGCAAAAGCCATTGTGAGATCATCATTGTATCCCCTCATTGCCTCTGGCTTGTTATTGTTCCAAACAAAAGTCTTAATTTCATTTAGAAGGCGAGGTGAATATATTCTAATTATCTTGTTCCTGATAAATTCTTCCATTTTTGCAATAATCATTGGACGAGTTTTGCTGGAAGTTGTAAAACCTGGAACACAATCATTTCTACTTTCTGCAACGTATTGGTCAATGTACTCATGTGTTGACTTAACTGAATGATATACGTTTGGGTATCCCAAGTTTTTCATTTTCTCTGCAACTGTAAAGCCAATGTTATTGTTCTCAACCACAATCATGCAGCTGCCATAGTCTCTACCAACACTACAAAGATATTCAGCATAGATATCAGGTGTTGGTTTGCCTTGATATTCTGCGACAACTTCCATAGTGTTGAGATTAATAATGTGAAAAACAGAATAGTCCTTACCATCTCCGCGAGCAACGTCAGCAGACATAAGATAAGTACAAGAAGCATCGTGTTCCTTCCAGATCCAAAAGTTTCTATCAATGCCTGTTTTGTAAGTTGGCTCACATACTTCTTCTTCCAACCGCTTTATATCGTCTGGATGAACTACAGTTTCACCAGAAGCGTTGAAGTTGCACTCAAACTCTTGGGCGATTTGTCGTTGAGACATATTCTTTGTCTCTTCATCAAACCATTTTTGATCGCGATCGGGATGCTCATCCCACATAATCTTAACGGAGTGAAAAGCATTTAGTTCTTGTTCTGCCTCAACATACGTTTGGTGGAACCAGTTACC